ATGGTTCAAATTTTCCATTCCAAGTAGCATCTTCTTCTCCAACTGGTGTTGGTTCTTTGGCAACAATCCAAAGAGGTGTTTACTATGTTAATGGGTTTTTCGTTCTTTGTGCTGATCCAGTAACTGGTGGTGCGCAAACTCTAGTATTAGACAAGTACAGTGATACTCCTTCTTATCGTGTTGGTTTGTCTATTAGTGAAACATTAATCGTTCCAGAAGATGATGAAACTCTTTTGGACAATGCACAAACATCATATAACTTTGCAGCTCCAGGAGCGCATCGTTATCATATCGATTTAATTTTAGCAAAATTACCTATCGCCAGCGAAGATGATCAAAACTTTGTTGAACTTTTAAAAGTTACAAATGGTCAATTAAATCGTATCGTAAATACAACTCAGTATAATGTTTTAGAAGATGAGTTAGCTCGCAGAACATATGACGAGTCTGGTAACTATACAGTATCACCTTTTAATATTGATATTCGTGAAGCAAGAACAAACGATCGTGGTGTTTGGACAAATACTCCAACTGATTATTTGCTTGGAGATATTGTTGAGTATCCTGCTGGTTCTGGAAATTATTATACTGTTAAATTGCCAGTAGTTGGTGGAAAATCTCAAGGTTATACACCACCAACACATACTAGTGGATCTGCTTGGGATGGCGCTTCTGCTGGTTCTGGTATTTACTGGGAATATACTCCAACTCCGTACTTTAATCGTGGAGTTAGTTTTAGTGGTAGTAATGATCAATTGGCTGTTGGTTTTGAACCAGGAAAAGCCTATGTTCAGGGTTATGAAATTAATAAAATAGCAACTGAATATATTTTCATTGATAAATGTCGTGACTCAGACCATCAAGTACAAGTAACTGGTGCTCTTACTCCACAAACTATCGGCAACTATGTTAAGGTTAGAAGAACTAATGGTTCACCACCAGTAGATACTTTTGGTATTGTTAAGTTGTATAATCAAGTAACTCATCAAGCCACAACAACACTAACAGGAAATGTAACTGCTGCAACAAACACTACTGCGGTATCAGGTTCTGGTACTGCATTTACAACTGAGTTAGTTGTTCAACAAAATCTTTATAACTCTTCTGGAGTTTATATTGGACAGGTTGCTTCCATTACAAACGATACAAATTTAGTATTAGCTGCTAATGCTGAAGTTGCAGTTTCTGCAACCACTGTTAAGAAAGATGGTCGTGGTACCAATCTAAATGGTACGCTGGTTGGTACTGCTCGTACTCGTTTTATTGAGTGGGATAGCGGAACAATTGGAACGCAAGACGCTATCTACAAATTAGGTTTGTTCGACATTAAAATGTTAGGAACATATAACTTTGCTAGTGATGTAAAATCTTTTTATTACGACAATAGTGGTGGTGGAACAACTTATGATTTTACTGCAGATATTGTACCAGTTACAACTCAGTTGATTGGATCTGTTACTGCTAGTAATTCTACAACAATTACAGGTTCTGGAACTTCATTCCAAACCCAATTAACTGCTGGAATGTATATATACTTTGGGGCTATTGGTAGATCTTATAGAGTTGTATCAATTCAATCACAAACTCAATTTACTATTGCTTCTCCTATTACTGTTACAGGTTCTACATATTCTGTAGTAACAACTTCGATTCTTGAGCCAAATTACGAAACAGCTTTATTCCAGTTGCCATACTATGCTGTAAAAAGTGCAACTGCTGCAGATTTAACAAATAGAATTTACTATACAGTATATGAAAAGTTTGTGGCTAGTACTTCAGCATCAAACGCATCACCACCAGCAAACGGAACTTGTACTTTAACTGTTTCATGCGGTTCTCAGAATATGATTTCTGCAGCCCAAGCTGACAACTATCAATTAGTTGATAATACTACTGGATTGACTGTTCCGATTGATTCTTCTAATATTTCTGTTAGCGGTGCTACAACTATCTTTACTTTGAATGGTGCTTATTACAATAGATCATTCAGCGTTATCGGTGGTGTAGTTAAATCTGGTTCATCATTAACTAGAAAAACAAAAACTTTATCAGATCCAACTACTGTAACATTCTCAACTCAAGGTACTGCTACTGCTTCAATCCTTTCATTAGGTAAATCAGATGGTTACAGGTTGCTTAGTGTTATGATGGACACTGGAACTTTTGCTGCTCCTACTGGTAGCTATACAATAGATATTTCAAATCGTTATACATTCGATGATGGACAAAAATCCACATACTACGATCTATGTAAAGCAGTTTTGATTCCTGCATTCTCCCCACCAACAGCTCCAATTCAAGTAACATTTGAATATTTTTCTGTTGGAACTCCTGGAGATTATTTTACTGTTGATTCATATAGCGGTATTGACTATAAAAAGATTCCATTCTATGGAAACATTGCTTTAAGAGACTGTATTGATTTTAGACCAGCAATTGACGACAATGGAATAACATTTACAAATGCTGTAAACTCTGGTGCTTCTTCTCTTGTTCCAAAACGAGGTATCGATCTTGAAGTAGATTTTAGTTACTATCTAGCAAGAACTGATAAAGTTGCTATTGATCGTAGAGGTAACTTCTTCCAAATTAAAGGACAACCAGGACTTGTTCCAACAGCCCCACCAGATCCTAATTTGGGAATGCTTCTATATACTCTGAATATTGAACCATACACCTTTACAACTACATCAGGTAGCGTTGTAGCAACAAAAGTTGAAAACAAACGATACACAATGCGTGATATCGGAAGATTAGAATCAAGAATTAATAATCTTGAATATTACACTTCATTATCTTTATTAGAGCAACAAACTCAAGCAACTCAAATTTTAGATACAACTACTGGGTTACAAAGATACAAAAATGGTTTTGTTGTAGACAATTTCTCAGGACATTCAGTCGGAGACACTACAAACGCTGACTATTACTGTGCTGTAGACATGCAGAATAATATATTAAAACCATTTTATTCTATGCAAAATGTAAACTTAATTGAAAATGTTTCTACTGATAGTGACAGAAGTCTTGCAAATTATCAGTTGACTGGTCAGTTAATTACTTTACCATACACAACAACTCCTTTAGTTACACAACCATATGGTTCAAGATTAGAGAATATTAACCCATTTGCTATCTTTACTTTCTTAGGGCATGTTGATATTAATCCATCAAGTGATGACTGGTTTGAAACAGATCGTCGACCAGATATTATTAATAATGTTGAGGGTGATTTTAATACTATACAGACTTTGGCACAAAAAGCTGGTGTATTGGGAACAGTTTGGAATGCTTGGCAGACTCAGTGGACAGGAACACCTGTTTCTACAGGAGCACAAACTTATACTGCCGATAAACGAGGATTGGGATATGTTGGTTGGAGAGATGGTTTAGTTTCAACAGTTGACGCAAATCAATTAGACGCCATGTTCGGAAATTTTGAAAGTGGTAGTGGTTGGGCTCATAGAAATGTTGTTGCTGAAACTATTGCACAGAATATTGGATATGCTCGTACTGGTGTAACAACTTCTGTTGTTGCTAAAATTGATACGCAATTAGTTGCAGATAGAATTTTATCTACTGCTGTTATTCCTTATATCCGTTCTAGAAATGTATTAATTCAAGCAACAGGATTAAAACCTTTAACAACACTGTATCCATTCTTTGATGAGCAGTCTGTTAATGCTTATTGCACCCCAGCAACTAAAATTACAATAACTAATTTGGTTGGTAATTTTGACGATCATAGTAGCGTTGGTAGTGCTGCAGTTGCTCCAGCAAGACAAGTATCAGGAGATACACAGGTTTGTTTAAACACTGGTGATATTATTACTGGTGCTACTTCTGGTGCTACAGCTATTGTTGTTGGTAAAGAAAACATTATAGTAAATGATGTAATAACTCAACGCAATTTATATGTTTCCAATATTGTTGGAACTTTCGCTGCTAGTGAAGTAATCACTGGTAGTATCAGCGGTGCTACTGCAAAAGTTAGTTCAAGCACTCCTACTGTAAAACAGCTTGGTGATGCAATAACAACCGATGCAAATGGTAAATGTCAATTCTTGTTTAATATCCCACAGTCAGATTCAATTCGTTTCCGTTGTGGAAATAGAACATTGTCGCTGACAGACTCACAAACTAATGGAGTTTTCCAAACTAAAGGTAGTGCAGTTTACGAAGCCAGTGGTGTTCTTCAAACTAAACAAGCAACATACAATGCTATCAGAAATGGTTTGATTGTTCAAAATCAAGCTGTTCCTGAAACAATGACTGTTACGAATACCACATCTCGTGTTCTTTCTGATACTGGTTGGTATGACCCATTGGCTGAAACATTCCTTGTTAGCAGTCCAGGTGGTGCATTTGTTACTGGTGTAGATTTGTTCTTTGCTACAAGAGATAAATCAATTCCTGTTCATATTGAGATTCGTGAAGTTGTTAATGGATATCCAGGAACAACAATCCTACCGTTCTCTACAGTAACACTAAATCCTGAGCAGGTAAATATTTCTACCAATTTGGTTACATTGCCTGATGGAACAAAAGTCCCATCTTATGATGCACCAACTCACTTTAAATTCCCATCTCCAGTTTACTTGAATGATGCAACTTCTTACGCTTTAGTTGTTGCTTCAGATTCTAACGGATACAACTGTTGGGTATCTCACATGGGTGATACAATCCCAGGATCTAATAGAACTATTTCACAACAACCATATAATGGTGTGTTATTTAAATCTCAAAATGGATCTACTTGGACAGCTGATCAAAACGAAGATTTGATGTTTACAATCTATCGAGCAAAATTTGATACGACTGTACAAACAAATATTGAATTTGTTAACGATAAATTACCAGTAAAATATTTGGAAACAAACCCATTTGAAACAAATACTGGTGCAGCGAAATTAAAGATCTTCCATCCAAACCATGGTTTGACTCCAAATTCACAAATAACAATTACTCCTGCGAATGATACTGTTATCCATGGAACAGTTGCTACTGGCACAGTTACAACTTCTAGCGGAACAAACG